ATTTATTATTCTCTGATTGGGGTAATAGAGGTGTACACTTATGGAAAGTAGAATTAGATGAAGTAGCTCTAGTATCAGGTCAAGCTGCATACACAGTTAATACAGATGTTAGTGATGTCCTAGAAGCTTTTATATCATCAACTTCAACTGCATCAAATACAAGTACAACTGCAGACGTATCCTTAACTAAAATTGATAGATCAGCTTATGCTGCATTACCAAATAAATATTCTGTTGGTACACCATCACAATACTATGTAGCTAGAACTAAAACACCAATTATTTATTTATATCAAACACCTGATTTATCTACTTACACATATTTAAAATACTATGTGATTAAAAGAATTGAAGATGCGGGTGCATACACAAATCAAGCGGATGTAGTTTTTAGATTTTTACCTGCTATGTGTGCAGGTCTTGCTTATTACCTTTCAATGAAAAAAGCACCTGAAAGAATTGAAGCAATGAAACTAATTTACGAAGACGAAATCAAAAGGGCTTTGGATGAAGATGGACAGAGAGCTTCATTATATATCTCTCCTCAATCGTATTATCCAAATGTTAGTTAATGGCAAAATACGCAACAGGAAAATATTCACAATCTATATCTGACAGATCAGGTCAAGCATTTCCATATAATGAAATGTTAAAAGAGTGGAACGGGTCTTGGGTTCATATATCCGAGTATGAGCCAAAGCATCCACAAATTAGAAGAAAGCACACAACCTCTGATGCTATTGCATTAAGAGATGTTAGACCTCAAAAGTTTCAACAACCAATAGATAGAAATGGTGTTTATGCTGATTCAGGAGGTGCCGTTGTGGGTGTTGCAAATTTAACTCTTCCAGGTGAGTTTGCTTTTTCAGCTACAGGTATGCAACCTGACAATGGAGCAGAGCAAAACAGAAGAAGACAAATTTTAATGCAATTAAATAGTGTAACAGTGGTAATATCATAATGGCTATTTCGTATTCCAATTTTTTAACTCAAGTCAGAAACTACACTGAAGTAGATAGTAATGTTTTATCAGATACGATCCTAGATCAATTTATAAGAAATACAGAATTAGATATCGCAGGCAAGGTCGATTATGATGATATTAGAAAATATGCTACATCTAATTTTACATCAGGCAACAGAGCAGTAAGCATGCCTAATGATTGTATTGTAATAAGATCAGTACAAAGTATTAATGGTTCAACAAGAACTTTTTTAGAAAAAAGAGACACTAGTTTTATATCGGAATATAATAGTTCAGGTGCAACAGGAGAGCCTAAATATTGGGCAAATTGGAATGAAGAAAACATCATTGTAGCCCCTACACCAGATTCAACATATACAATACAAGTAAATTACATAAAAGATCCACCACATTTTACTTCTACTAATCAAACATATTTAGCAGTAAATCAAGAACAACTTTTATTATACGGAGTATTAGTAGAGGCTTATGGGTTTTTAAAAGGACCTCAAGATCTTTACACACAATATAAAGCAAGGTATGATGAAAGCATACAAGCTTTTGCTATTCAACAAATGGGTAGAAGAAGACGTGCTGAATACGATGATGGCGTGCCTAGAGTTAAAGTGGCATCACCATCACCATAACAATTTTATAAGGAGACATTAAAATGGCAATAACAACAAACGCAATAGCTAGTTCTTTTAAAAAAGAATTACTAGAAGGTAAACACGATTTTACCGCATCAACAGGAAGTGCATTCAAGTTAGCAATGTATAACTCAAATGCAGTATTGGGTAAATCTACAACATCATACACAACTGGTTCTGAAGTTACTTCACCAGCAGGTTATACTGCAGGTGGTAAAGCACTAGTAAACACTGGTACTTCAGTTTCATCAAGTGTAGCAATAACTACATTTGGTAATTTATCATTTACTAACGTAACATTAACTGCAAGAGGTGCATTAATTTACAATACATCAAACTCTAACTCAGCTGTTGCTGTATTAGATTTCGTTTCTGATAAAACTGCGACTGCTGGAACATTTACAATTCAGTTCCCAGCTTACACAACGAGTGCAGCTATATTGAGAATATCATAAACTAAAAGGAGGGCCAGGTGGCTGACATTACAGTACAAGTTAGTTCACCAGGCCTTTCGGTATGGGGTAGTGGTCCTTGGGGATCATTATCTTGGTCTAATCAATCTTCAACTTCTACAAGCATAGGACAAGTTTCTGCTTTTAATATTGAAGGATGGGGAAGATATTCTTGGGGTATACTTGGTTATGGTGCTCCATATGAAAATCAAACCATAGAGCAACCTGGTTTTTCTTTATCCTCAAACATAGGTTCTGTATCTATAACATCGGAAATTAATTTAGGATGGGGTAGATTAACTTGGGGTGAAAACGCTTGGGGAGCAGGTGGTGACGTTGTATTACAAGGTCAAGAATTAACTTCAGCTTCAGGTTCAGTAACGACTCAAGCAGGAGCAAGTGCACAACCAACAGGAATAAATGCATCTTTTTCAATAGGCACAGCTGTATTAACACTTGATGTAGATGTTATACCTACAGGAATTTCTGTAACTTCTGTAGCTGGTACTGCTGGTGTATCAGCTGATGCTAATACTTCTACAACAGGATCGTCAGCTTCTACTGCTGCAGGTGCAGTAACTGTAGATGCTAAAATTGAAACAGGTTGGGGCCGTGGCGGATGGGGTAATAGAGCTTGGGGAGATACATATTCTGCATTACTTGTAGGACAAGAATTAACTTCAGCACAAGGTACAGTAGTACCAAGAACAGATGTATCAGTTACAGCTGCTTCTCAACAATTATTAACATTAATTCAAGGTCAAGAATCGATTCAAATTGATGCAGATATTTTTGTGTTTGTTGGTGAGCCTGGTATGTCTTCAAGTCAGGGCACTACTACTGAAATAGGAACAGCTAATTTAACTTTAACAGGAATACCTGCAACACTTTCTCAAGGAACAGCTATTGGTGGCACACTACAAGAAGTACCTGTAACAGGCATATCAGCTTCATTAACTTTAGGAACATTTACATTAGTACAATCAACTAATGAACCTGTAACAGGTCAGGCTATGACTTTAGGTCTTGGTACACCTTCAGAAATACCACAACAAATAATAGGAGTTACGGGTCAACAATTAACAAGCGGAATTGGCTCAGTAAGTATTACGGGTACGGCTAATATTAGTTTAACAGGCATAGCATTGACATCTAATATTGGTTCGCTTAATATTACGGCATGGGCAGAGATTGATTTAGGTGTAAACAATGTTTGGACTGAGGTTGATCTAGCTGCATAACAATGGTAAAATAAAAACATATGGCATCAAGTTATTCTACAGATTTACAACTCGAACTTATGGTAACTGGCGAAAACGCTGGTACGTGGGGCGATAAAACAAATACAAACTTAAACTTATTACAACAAGCAATCGTTGGTTATCAAGAAATAGATGTTGCATCAGCTGATGTAACTTTAACTATGTCTCAAGCAGCAATTTCAAATGCTAGAAACATGGTATTAAAATTAACAGGAACTCTTGCAGCTAACAGAAATGTTAATGTACCAGATGGTATTGAAAAAACTTATATCATTGTAGATGGTACTACTAGAGCAGGATTCTCATTAACAATCAAAACAGTATCAGGAACAGGAGTTGCTATTCCTGCTGCAAAAAGCGTTATAGTTTATGCAGATGGTACAAATGTTAATGATGTATTTTTCTTAAAAGATGTTGTTGAAGATACTACACCTCAATTAGGTGGTAATTTAGATGCAAACGGAAACAACATTTTAATTGATAGCACTAATTTCATTGGTGATGAAAATGGTAATGAGCAAATTAAATTTGCTACTACTGCATCAGCAGTAAACGAAATATCAGTTACTAACGCAGCTACAACAAACCCACCTAGCGTTTCTGCTACAGGTGGTGATACTAACATTGATTTAAATTTAACACCAAAAGGTATTGGTAGAGTAACATTTAACGGTGCAGGAAAGATTCAACAAATAGCTGAAAAAGTAACTAACTCAGCTACTGCAGCTACAGGAACTGTTGACTATGATGTTATTACTCAAGCAGTTTTAAACTATACTACAGATGCTTCAGGAAACTGGACATTAAACATTAGAGGAGATTCTTCTAATTCACTAGATTCTATTATGGATACAGGTGAATCGATTACAATAGCTCATCTAGTTCAACAAGGTGGAACTGCATATTATAATTCAGCAGTTACAATTGATGGTAGTTCAGTAACTCCAGAATGGCAAGGCGGATCTGCTCCA